TTAGGTTTATCCTCAGTCCAGTAAGTCACTGTTGCTCCATCTTCTAATACTAATTCATTTACCACTACCATCATTTTATCATAATTTCTCATTTTTAATTCCTCCGCATATCTGATTAATTTTTTTGCTACTTTAAAACTCATATTTTCTAACTCGTACTTACCACTGCGGTAATTTTGAATAACACTTAGTGTCAATCCTGTATCTTTTGAAATTCTATAATCAGTTAAATCACTGTTGAATAATTCTTCTATTTGTTTAATCGCTTGATCTATCATTGTAAAACCTCCTAAATAAGTTTTAAGATAATTGAAATTATCACGGCAAATATACCTAATATTATAATCATAGTTTGTATTTTTTCTTTTTTCATGATATAATGTGAATAACATTTAGGTACTAGGAGCTTTTATAAGCTCCGTTCCCTAAGGGTCTATTTACAGACTTTTACAAAGATTTCAAGAATTGTGTTTACTATTTCGAGGATAGCTAACACTGTTGCTAGTACCAACATCTTGTCTTTGTGAGAGTCTGTTTTTTTATTTCTTCTGTTACTCACTACCTCACCTCCTTTACATTATTAATTATACCTTATATAAGGTATAAAGTCAATAGATATTTTAAAACTTTTTTAAAAAATGCATAAAAAATAAGCCCCTACTTATTAAGTAAGGGCTTAATCATTATGGTTTATTCAGTTAGTTATTTTTTTCTCCATGTTCCATGAGTTGCAAACGTTTCTAAGTCCATAGAAGCCACATAGCGTCTTTCTCCGCTATAAGATATATATGATAACCATTCATATCCGTTAGCATTACAGAACGCCATATAATCAAATTCTTCACCTTGTTCATAAGTTCCTACGATTTCTGCATCGGTAGAAGGAGCGTTTCTGATGTTCAGTTTATCTACTCCTACAGTATATGTACGAACTTCTGGTAGTGAAATTAAATCAGAATTTTCTTCTACTACTTCGTTGTCATCAACAGGGAAATAGAACCAACCTACAATACCATCAAAGTTACGTTCCATATAGCGTGCTGGTCCACCTACATATAAACTATCTGCATTACCATCAACGTTTTGTTCAATAGTTTTCATAGTATATCCATCACTGTCCTCAATTACAATTCCTGTATGCCCATATGGATGTCCATAGATATTTGTTGTATCCATCACAAATACTGCTCCAGCTCGTGGTTTACTATCTAAGTTTCCTACTTCATTGTATTCAACACGATATCCTAGAGCGGCAGCACTATTCAATAGATCAATAGCATTCCCCCATAGAGCTTTACCAAAAAATTTTACTGATGAATAGTTTGGTAAATCTACACATTGTGTACCATATACTCCATCTTGGTCAACACCTACTCCTAGATTCGCTATTCTTTCGGCTTCATTAATAATTTCAATTGTTTTAACCATTATTTATCCTCCGTTTTTGTAATATCTTTAATATCTTCATTTCTACTTTGCTTAACCACTTGATGTGTTCCTACACTTGCAAGTCCTAAAAGTACTGCGTTAGTATCTTTAAATACCGCCCAACCTATAAGCCCCCCAAGTACTCCTAATACTTGAGGGATAAGTTCTGTCGGAAACGGTTTCCACTCTTTTAAAAACTTACCTAATAGGTTAAGTCCGAACACGATAAGTGTTAATAAAATAGGTTGTAATTGTTCCATTGTTTTGTCCTCCTTTATGGTAATTGTGTAGGCCATGGTTCGGATGTTAAATAAGATACTGCACTCACTCTTATATCTCTAATATCTCTATCTGTTGGAATAGGGTCGTTAAATGTGAATTGAATGTAATTTGAGTCATTTACTCCACCTAAATACCAAACACCGTAAGGTCTTCCTTTATCGTCGTACGTACCACCAACTAATGACGCTTCACTTCTGAAGCCTGAAGGTATTCCGTCGACAGGTAATACTTTAGTTCCTCTTTCACCACTACTTTTATGTTCTACGTATCCTGCTCCACCACGTCTGACTATTCCAAACCAGCCCCATTGAAGCCCTCCAAAATTGTAAGTCACTAAGTTGTTAACACGTCTTATTTTAATCGTTGAAGTTCTACCCTCAACAGTTAATTTTGAAGTTGAGTTAAGTGTTCGCCAACCAGTATCTCCAGTTAACACTTCCCACCCCTGATTTCCGCCGTTAGTAGTCTTAATCCATTTGAATGCTCCGTTAGTTTTGTTTTTGTCAATATACGTTGTACCAATTTCAGCTTCTACTACACCGTTCGGCATTCCAGTTCCGTGGATTTCATATTGACTAGCAGGTAGTGCAACGCTATTCCCACCACTAATGCTTAACACTCCATTTGTAAGCGATAATGTTTGATTTAAAGTTCCTAATTCTGACTTTTTAGCATATCCATCTAAATTCTGATGTTCTGTTAAATATCCTTTCTCAGTAAGTTCAGTTTTTGTAACAACACTATCTTTGAAAGAATTATACTCAGTCGCATCAACTTTTTTGCTTAACTCTGACTTACTAATGGCAACATTTCTTAATGCTTCTAAATCGCTAGTTGTTGCAAGGTGTGTTAGTGGTTGGTGTTCGGTTAAGTAATGTTTACCTTCTAATTGTTCATTAGTGACAAAGTTTGATGTGTCAATGTTAGGTTTGTTTTCTAACGTTGTTAATCGTTGTTTTACTTCAGTATCGTTATATAATTCTGATTTTTTAGCGTACTCTTCTAATGATTGATGTTGAGTTAAATATCCTTTAGTTTCTAATTCATCTTTAGTCACTAAATGAGATATATTTTGATGTTCAGTTAGGTATCCTTTAGTATTTAACGTTTCTTCAGTAATATAACCTTTACTGTTAAGTTCTTCTTTAGTCACTAGATTATCAAGAGATTGATGTTGTGTTAAATAGTGCTTATTTTCTAATTGTTCGCTAGTAACGTAGTTTGTTAAGTCCACATTAGGTTTGTTCTCTAAATTAGTAACACGATTTCTTAAATCTGTGTCATCATATTTAGTATCTTTATCTTCCTTACCTTCTAAAGCTACTACTCTATTTCTTAAATCTGAGTCATCATATGCACCGCCCTCAATTGCTTTACTTTCTAACGCTGTAACACGTTCGTTTAGTGTACTATCGTTGTATGGTTGCGGTATTTCTGATTTTAAAGCATAGTTAGATAAGTCTTGATGTGAAGTTAGGTAAGCTTTGTTATTTAATTCTTCTTCAGTCACATAATGTTTAGCTTCTAATTCATCTTTAGTAACTGCCTTAGCTAATTCTTCTTTAGTTGCTAAATTACTAATATCTTGATGTGTTGTTAAATAACCTTTACTTTCTAACTCTTCCTTAGTTACTACATTTTCTAAAGATTGATGTTGAGTGAGATATCCTTTCTCATTTAACTTTTCTTCGGTAATAAAAACAGAAGTATCAACAACAGGCTTACTTTCAAGTTCAGTAAGTCGTCTTTTTACTTCTGTATCGTCATATTTAGTATCTTTATCTTCTTTGCTTTCCAACGCTACAACACGATTTCTTAAATCGCTATCGTCATATGCTCCACCCTCGATAGCTTTGCTCTCAAGTGCTGTTACACGCTCTTTAAGCGGTGTATCGTCATAAACGGTGTCTTTGTCAGTCTTTTGCTCTAAAACCTCAACACGTGCTTTTAAATCGCTATCGTTATATAATTCTGATTTCTTAGCATATTCTGATAAATCTTTTACATATCCTTTAGCCTCTAATTCATCTCTAGTAACAAGGTTTGAAGTATCAACTGTTGGTTGACTGTTCCTAACTTCGTTTAACTCCTCTTTAGTAGCTAAATTACTCACATCAGAAATGTAATGTTTGTTCTCTAGCTCCTCTTTAGTCACAAGGTTGTCAGCTAATGGTTGACTACCACTAACATTTCTTAGTTCATCTTTAGTAGCATAATTAGATAAGTCTACAGGAGGTTTATTCTCAAGAGTTGTAAGTCTCTCTTTAACTTCGCTGTCGTCATATACCGTGTCCTTATCAGTCTTAAGTTCTAAAGCTAGTACTCTGTTCTTAACTAATTCAAAATTAGTGTTATCTACTGCATCAGTTTTTTTAACAAATAATTCTTCAGCCTTAACCTCTGTTAGTAGTCCTTCTGTTGCTATTCCACCAACATTTTTTAACGCTTCCTGTAACTCAGTTTTTGTCACAACGTCTAATCTATCCACAATAACAGTATTGTTGATAAATCTTTCTTTGACTTCGTAACGACTCATTTTATCTATTTCAGATACTTTGACTTTGAATTTAAATCTGAAAGTGTCAGATGTTCTTTGTTCTTCGTCAAAATATAAGTAACAAATAACCGTTTCATTTTGAGTAATTAAAGTAGTATCAAAAGTCACATGCACTTTATTTCCTTCTACCGTTCCAGTAGTCTTCCAAATTTTATTACTTTCTGTGAATTTGAATAAAGCTGTGACTTGTTCAGTCGTAAGTGTGTCGTTTAATATCTCAAACTCAAATGATCCGTTATTTTTATCATAAGAATATAGTTCTGAATAGCTATCCTCAGTCTTACGTTCTCTTGTCGTGTTGTCAAAATCTAATTTAATTAATTTTTTCATCTGTTATTCCTTTCCGTCTAGTTCATCTCTTAACTTTTCAAGCCTTTTTCTAATACCTGTTGGAAATGGCACTCCTAAAGCACTTAAATTCTCGATTAAACTTAAACAGTAACTTAATGTAAAAAATAACAAGAAAGCTGTTGCTATCTCGTTAAATCCTAAATATAAAAGATATGGATAAACCGTTATACACATCACACAAACTATGATATGTTCGATAAGTCCACGTCTATTTATTGTTGAGTTTAGTGTTTTTGTAACCCAAGCCTTAGCTACACCAGTAATTACATCAAGTAGTATCATTAACGTAAAAGCGTGAATGTACACATCTGTAACTAAATGGTAGTAACGTTCAGCTAATTCGGGTAAAGTTATTTCCATTGATTAACTCCTTTCTTTGCAAAATAAAAGAGGGCGTTAAGCCCCCTCTTTTGCTAAATGTTCTAAATCCATATCGATTAAGCATTCTCTGACTTTATCTTTAAGGAATTTAGGTACTTGTGCAAACGTGCGTCTACCTTTTGCTATGTTAATTGCGAATAGCATTGCCATCATTACTGTCACCTCCTTCACTTGTATTTTTAGTTTGTGAATTATCTTCATGTTTTTCAGCCTCCAAACTTCCACTCATTTGTGTGATTAAATCCATTAGTGAACCTTGTGTAATTTCTAGTTCTTTTTTCATCTTATCCATTTCAGCTAGTTTAGTGTCCAGCACTATTAGTTTTTCATCAACTTTAGCAAATCGTTCGTTCTCAGCACGATTAGGGAATGTATCTTGATAGAACTGTTCAAGCGTCAAATGAATTAAGGTTTCGTCGGTTTCACTTGCCAAATCACCATTTAATATTTTAGTGATGCTTGATTGTTCTTCTTGAATTTGAACCCTAGTCTTCTCTACTGTTCCGTTGGTGTTAAAAATTCTATCTTTAAAGATTACCTTCCACATCTTTTACGCCCCCTTTCGCTATTTGTTCGTTAACTGTCTTTATTATTTCATTATAAGCATCGTTGACTTGAACTAATTCCTTGCTTTTCCAATCTTGCAGTATGTCAGCAATTACCCCAACCATTAAGAATGGCGGTAGTCCAAAATCTCTCGCTGTTACTTCTATAAATTTTTTAATATCGCCTTTTACATTAGCGATTTTTGCTTCTATTGGCATTGTTTCCATTTTTTCTCCTCCTATGGCAAACTATAGTTAACTAAAATTCCGTTTCTGAATGCTAAGAAACATTTATCCGCCCAACCTCTTACATTTCCATCATCATCGATGCTTGTCGGCAGAACAAACCATCCAGATGTTACAGTTTGTCCATCAGTAAATTTAAGAGATGTGCTAGTAGCGGTTGAATCACTAAAACTTGAATTTAAGATTTGTGTATTTTTCAATTTATTATTTTGCATATTCAAATCACAACCGGCATTAAGAGTATTAGCCTCTGTGTAAGCACTTATTGATTTTCGCGTGTAATACCATATTAAATCTGGATTATCGTTATTTTTTGTGCGGTAAGCCCATGCCATATAGGTTGCATTGTGTTCTAAATTGAATGTTAATCCGTAGTCGTTAGAACGGTCTTTCAAAGCTACTGTACCGATATATCCGACCGTATAGCCGTTGCGATAGAACGTATTCCCGTCTTGGTCGAACCTACTTCGCAATTGATATTCGCTAATTTCTCCGTTATATATATTTAGTCCTCCGTTTTCAAACTGGACATACTCAGAAATATTGTTCCACGCTAATCTTAATGAGTTAGCATTTTGAGTTAATTTGGTACCAAAGTCCCCTTCTGTTACTGCGTTTTCAATTTTATTTTTTAATATTTTAATTTCTGCTTTTGTGACGTCTTCCTTAAAATAAGACAAGAAATTACCTTTAAAAATTTTCACATCTGAAATATTCACACCATTTGGAATATTGTCCAAATTTATCCCTTCACCCTTTGATCTTTCGGATGGATATTTGACTAAAAAGGCATTTAGTCCGTTATTAATCGAGATTCTGAAATTACTTTCTCCAATCCTATTTATGCCCTTGTAAATTCTACCTGTTGCAGTTTCGCTCGTTCCATTTGCATTGAATACAAAAGTGTAAAACTCATTCGCTTTTAAATTTTCTCTAGTCTCGAAATATTTGTCAGATGCACCCCCATACTCTGATAAGTATAAGTTGTCAGTTGGAATGGTTGCCCGCTTGATGTTCTCCTCTACTGCTAAATTAATCTCGTTTTTTATTTGTAAAATCTTACTCTCCACTCTCTCATTGATTAAATATACATCCTCTGGAGCTGGAGAGTAATTCTTAGGTAAGCTACTTCCTGCACACATGTAAGGTTTTGCAAATGCTAGAAATCCGTTTTTGACGATATATATCCAAAATGAATTTTTAGATATTTTCATATCTTTTGAAGCGGTAAATGTATATTCGTGTGTATGCCAAACACCTATAGGGTATGTATTTTTATCTAACTTAGATTGCCACAATATCTCGCCAGTATCATGATTTTTAATCTCAAGATAGGCTCCTTCATCCGGTCGTATTGTGTCACTTATAAATATAGGTATTTTAATCGAATAAGTTTCACCCTTATTTATTCGGTTAATAGATAAGTTAAATCCAACACCTTGCCAAACTCTTGAAGTTTTTCCATTTTGTTGTAAACTTAAATACGGTAATCCCTCATAGGCTTGTTGTAAAGTAAGGTCGATACTACCACCTATTTTATTGTAATCGTTCTCAGATATCATCCTACTCCCGAGTACCAAATTACGTTTCTCTTCATTAGCTAATACTTGCTGTTTAACTTCACCTATAGTTGAGTTAAATCTATCAATCGTACTTTCAAAAGTCTTGTATTTCTTAGTTATTTCTTTAATTTCTGTTGGGTCGGGTAAGTTGTCAAGTCTAGCATTAGCAATAGTATTTGAGTCTTTGTAAGTAACTAACACAATTACTTCTAGAGGTGTACCGTTCTGTTCTCTATTGCCCCAGTCAAGGTTAGTAATTCTTCCGTTGCTGTCAAAGTTAACGTTCCAAAATCCACTCCAGTCCGTCCTGTTACCACCTTTATATTTCACCTGTGCGTTAAATCCACTACTTACCTTTTGACCGTCGTAAAACACATCTAAATAAGGTCTAACATTATTTGTAATGTTATTTATATATGTTCCTTCAAAACGTAGGTTAGCTGTTAAACTGTGTGCTTGTAAGTCTTCCTGTGCTATACTCCAAGGCTGAACAGTATCACCCTTAATTACTCTAGCGTTTGTAATCTTGATTTTTGCATTAACATTATCAGTACGCAAGAAGGCCCTTTTACAGTCTAACAAATCATTATTAGCTATAATTGTTCTTGTAAATGTTCCTTTAGTAGGGTTAAAGTCTTGGTTCATCCAAAAACGGTAACGGTTGTCATCGTACCACTCGAAATTTAATTTACTAATTTTCTTATTAGTTCCATTTGGTAA